ATTTTTAATATATCCATAATAGGAGACGAAAAAATGGATGAGTTATTGAAAAAGTTATTGGAAGCTGAAATTCTTTCTGAGGAAACAAAAACTCAGTTAGAAGAAGCTTTTGTAGCTCAAATGGACGAGGCTGTAAAGTCTGCTCAGGACGAAGCTCGCGAACAGATCCGCGTAGAATTGACAGAGCAATGGGTTTCTGAACGTGAAACTTTAATCGAGGCTATCGACTCTAAAGTTAACGAATTCCTTAACGAAGAATTAAATGAACTTAAAGATGATCTTAACCGATTCCGAGATCTTGAAGTTGAATACGCTGAGAAATTAGTTGAAGCCGAGAAAAACATGGCTGATCAACTTGATCAGGATCTGGATGAATTGGTAGAAAAATTAGATAAGTTTCTTGAAGTTCGACTCGTTTCTGAAATGGAAGAATTACGAGAAGACATCGACCAAGCTAAAAAATTACAGTTTGGTAAAGAAATATTTGAAGCATTTGTTGAAGAATTTAAAAATAATTTTATCGACGAAAATGGTATGCAGTCTGAGCTGAGAGATACACAAAAACAATTAGCTTCAGTTGTAAATCAACTAAAAGAGACAGAGTCGAAATTGGAAGAAAAAATCCGCTCTGAAAAAATCGACAATCTTTTAGAGCCATTGAAAGGACGTCAACGAGATGTTATGGAAGCTATTTTGAAAAATACTCCCACAAATGATCTCGAAACAAGTTACAAGGCTTTTGCAAGTCGTGTATTAAAGGAAGAACTAGAGTCTTCCGAATCGACAGAGAAGGAAACTAAAGAAGTACTATCTGAAGATGCTCAACAAGCGGAAACTTCCATCCAAGAATCCGGTGTAGTCGTTACTGGTGATGCCGAGCCTGTGATGGAGGAGCAACAAGAACGTCAATCACAACTCAACGAAGAATTTAAACGTCGTTTGAGACGCGCTGGCGGTCTTGATAGCAAATAATAATAATCTCAACTATTCAAATAAACATTTAGGAGAATAAAAAATGGATGAAATGTTTGAAAATTGGTCGGAGACTAAAGAAACATTGCTTGAAGGGTTAGATGGTCGCAAACGAGACATCGTAGGTAAAGTACTTGAAAACCAAAAAAAATATGTTTTGACAGAAAATGCAGCAGCTGGTGCTACTCAAGCATCTGACATTGCTGGTTTCCGAAAAATCCTTATCCCAATGATTCGTCGGGTTATTCCTGGCACAATCGCAACTGAACTTGTTGGTGTACAGCCAATGCAAGGTCCTGTAGGTCTTGTATATTCAATGCGATATAAGTATGCTGAAGCTGTTACTGGAACAGATTTCAACGGTAACCCAACTACAATCGCTGCTGGTTCTGAAGCGTTCGGTAACTCACATTACGCGTTCCCTTCAAATCCAATCCACGATTTCTACGCTGGTCAAGCTGGTCCTACTACAGGTCAACTAGCTGGTGCTTCCGGTATTGGACCTTCATCACCAGGTGATATCTCTGATGGTTCTGTTCTTGGTGAAGAAGCTACTGGTGATGCGTGGCAAGCTCGTGCAGGTCTTTCAGCTCTTGATGGATGTACTGTTGGTGGTTCTGGTAACTCAATCGAGGGATCTGGTGGTCGTAAGATGAGCCTAGAAGTAGTTAGTCAATCAGTTGAAGCTGGCACACGTAAGTTGCAAGCTGGCTGGACTATCGAAGCTATGCAAGATCTTAACGCTCAACATGGTCTTGATCTTGAGAATGAAATGACTCAAGCACTTAGTGCTGAAATCGTTCAAGAAATTGACGCTGAGATCATCAAAGATCTTATTACTCTTGCTGGAACAGCTGCAACGTTTGATGGATCAGTTTCTGGTCCTGCTGGTAATAACTACGCTCCTGCATATGTAGGTGATCGTTTCGCTAATATTCAAGCGATGATCAACTATGTTGCTAACGAGATTGGTCGAAAAACTCGTCGAGGGACTGGTAACTTTATCGTTGTTAGCCCAATGATCGTTTCAATGTTGCAAACTGCTGCTAAATCAGTATTTGCTCCTGCGGTTGAGGGTTCTTTCAAAGGTCCTAATAACACATTCCTAGCTGGTACTTTAAACGGAACTATTAAAGTTTACAGCTACTTGTGGAATGATGCAGCATCTACTGATGCTGGTGGAACTGGTAACGATACTATCTTGGTAGGATACAAAGGTGGAAACGGAGAAACTGATTCAGGTTACTTCTATTGCCCATACGTTCCTCTAATGAGCTCTGGTGTTGTTGTTAATCCAGTAACATTCCAACCTGTTGTTAGCTTAATGACTCGTTATGGTAAAACTACATTTACTGATCCAACAACCTCTTTGGGTAATTCTGCCGACTATTACGGCAAGATTCAG